ATTTTTTTTGTCGCAAGTTTTGGAATTTTTTTATTGGGGTGGTGATGGGGGTACGTGGGCCGAAGCCACAGTCGAATGTGATCAAGCTGCTGCGCGGAAACCCTGGGCGCCGCGCGATTGATCTTTCTGACGGCGTCCAACCCGAAGTTGTTGTCCCGGATATTCCGCGCCACTTGACGAAAGAAGCAAGAAAAGAGTGGCGGCGTATTACCGTCGATCTGGAAATCGTCGGGCTTGTCAGCCGCCTTGATCGTGCTGCGCTAGCAATCTACTGCCAGACGTGGGGGCGCCTTGTACTCGCCGAGCAGGCGCTTGAAGCGAAACGGCGGCAGGCCGAAGAGGCAGGCGAAGACCAAGCTGAAGCCGTCTTCACACAAAAAACACCTACCGGATTCATGCGCGAATCCGCGCTTATTCGAATCATTGGAAAACTGCAGCAGGACTGCGACCGCTACCTGGCCAGCTTTGGTATGTCGCCGTCGTCCCGCTCTCGTGTAAAACCCTCCGACAACCGGCAGTCGGACCTTTTTGAAGAAGCCACGCAAGACGCATGGAGATCCCTGTAGCCTCATTCGCCGAGATTGCTACAGACTATGCAACCGAAGTCGTAGAAGGAAAAATCTTAGCCTGCAATTGGCATCGGCTCGCCTGCGAACGCCACCTGAACGACCTTAAGCGTCCCGAGTCCAAATCGTTTCCATTCGAATGGAATCCCGAGCTAACCGATATTGAAGGAAGGGTCTATCGGCCTGCCGAGCGGGTCTGCAAGTTCGCCGAGTTGATGCCGCACATCAAAGGCGACTGGGCTGCCCGAGGGCAATTGATCAAGCTGGAGCGCTGGCAGATATTCATCCTGGCCAGCGTATTCGGATGGGTCATCAAGGCGACCGGAAAGCGCCGGTTTCGCGTTGCAGACGTCATCGTCCCGCGCAAGAACGCCAAGAGCACGCTGGCTGCTGTCATCGGAAACTACATGCTCGCCGTCGATGGCGAGTTCGGGGCCGAAGTTTATTCGGGCGCCACGTCGCAGGATCAGGCGATGGAAGTCTTCCGCCCGGCGCTCCTGATGGCGCGGGCAACGCCGCGATTTGTGCAGAACTACGGAATTTCCGTCAACGTTTCAAACCTGTCGATTGCCGAAAACAACTCGAAATTCGAGCCGGTAATCGGGCGGCCTGGCGACGGCGCATCGCCGAGCTGCGCCATTGTTGACGAGTACCACGAGCACAAGACCTCCGAGCTGTACGACACCATGCAGACCGGCATGGGCGCCCGCTCGCAGCCATTGATACTGGTCATTACCACCGCAGGGTCGGACATTTCCGGCCCGTGCTTCATGCACCAGGTCGAGCTGCAGAAGATCCTCGAAGGCGTCATCGAAAACAACCAGCGCTTCGGCATCATCTTCACAGCCGACGAAGACGACGATTGGACGAGCGAAACGGCGCTGCTCAAAGCCAACCCGAATTATGGCGTCTCGATCGACGCGGAATTTCTCAGGCTGCAACAGCGCGACGCGATCAGCGACCCGCGCAAGCAGAACGTATTCAAGACCAAGCACCTGAACATCTGGGTCGCAGCCGCCTCGCCGTGGCTCAACCTGTTCAACTTGCAACGCGCGGGAAACGGAGCGCTCAGCATTGGCTGCGCTAGCTGGGATGGCTGCGTAGTCGGCCTCGACCTGGCCAGTAAACAGGACATCGCTAGCGCAGTTTGGCTCTGCTGGAAAACGAAAGACGGCGCGCGCCATTACTACGCCTTTTCGCGCAACTACGCACCCGAAGCCGCTATCGAAAAGGAAGAAAACGCCCATTATCGGGCATGGGTCAACGAGGGCCACCTGATCGCCACACCTGGCAACATGATCTCCCTGCAGCAGATACAGGAAGACATCATCGAAAGCGCCAGCGCCGTCCATATCCGCGAAGTCGCCAAAGACCCCTGGGGCGGCCACCAGCTCGGCGCCAATTTGCAGGAAGAAGGACTTGACGTCGTTGACATACCGCAGCAGGTCCGCTTTCTGAGCGACCCGATGAAGGAAATCTCGGCACAAATCGACGCCGGACGCTTCCATCATGACGGCAACCCCTGCTATGTCTGGATGATGAGCAACGTCGAAGTCAAGGAAGACCGAAACGAAAACATCTTCCCGCGCAAGTTGCGCGCCGGAAACAAGATTGACGGCGCAGTGGCCACCATCATCGGTATGAATCGGGCGCTGGCCGTAGCAGAAGAAGACGTCCCGATCGACGATTTTATCCTCGACCCCATTTCAGGCTGACTAAATGAGCAATGAAATAACCACTCTGCCGACGCTTGATGTTGGAGCGTATGACCCCTGGAAAGACTCAATAGTCATCGAAGGAACCGAATACTCGGGCTGCTTATTTCGTGACGGATTCGGATGTTTGGCAGAAGTTGGACAAGTCCTTCGGATAGAAAAGCACGACGGGAGAACGGTAACTGTTACCAGACTCCGTGATCTTGAGAATAGTCCTCAATGAATCGATTTCTCACAAGCTTCCTCGGCTGGTTTGGCTGGGGCGGCGCGCTCGGCCAGCATTCCGGCCAACAATCCGGAGCGCCGTCAAGCGCATTAATCGAAGGGTCGAGCAACATCGGCCCCGATGGTGCTATGCAGCTCTCGACCGTCTGGTCATGCGTCTGGCTGCTGGCCAACACCATCGCGACATTGCCGTTCTTTGTGTATACGCAGAAGGACGGCATGCGCGAACTGGCGCGCGACACCATGCTTTGGGTGATCCTGCACAACAGCCCGAATTCACGCATGACGCCGGTCGAGTTCTGGGTGGCCATGCTGCTCAATCTGATTCTGCGGGGCAATGCCTACGCTCGGATTGAACGAGATGAAAATGGCGAGGCGGAATCACTCTGGCCAATGGCTGCCGATCAGGTCGAAATGCACATCCTCGACGACGGCCGCGTTGCCTATAAATATTACATCGGCGGCAATGTCGCGGTGCTGTCCGAAGACAGCGTCCTGCACATCAAGGAAATCGGCAACGGCACTATCGGCTTCGCGCGCCTCGACTACATGCGCGCCACCACGACCGAAGCGGCCAACGCACAAAAGGAAGCAAACAAGCTGTTTGCCAACGGCGGCAAGCCGACCGGAATACTGATGATCGACCGTGTCCTGAAAGACGACCAGCGCAAGGCGATCAAAGCCAACTTTGCCGACCTGGCCGAAGGCGACACCTCGCGCATCAAGCTGCTTGAGGCCGACATGAAATACCAGCAGATCAACCTCACGCCGCAGGATCAGCAGCTTTTGGATACGCGCCAATTCACGGTCGAGGAAATCTGCCGCTGGTTCAGCGTACCGCCGGTGATGGTCGGGCATAGCAACGTCACCGCCTGGGGGTCCGGCGTCGAGCAGATCATCGAAGGCTTCTTCAAATCAACGATCCGGCCGGCGCTGGTGCGCATCGAGCAGGCCGTAACCAAGCGCGTTTTAACCAGCGCTCAACGCGCCACACTGACCGTCGAAATCAGTTTCGATGCCTTGCTCCGCGCCAACCTCAAGGACCGCATGGAAATCTACGCCAAAGGCGTACAGAACGGACTCAAGACGCGCAACGAATGCCGTCAGCTCGAAAACGACCCGCCGATCAAGGGCGGCGACGAGCTCACGGCGCAAACCAACCTGGCACCACTGCGGATGCTTGGGCAGACACAAGGAGGCAGCAATGCTGACCCATCAAACACTCTCGCTCAATGAATGCGACATCAAGTTCGCGGCCTCTGAGGGTACTTTCAGCGGCTACGGCTCAGTCTTCGGAAACGTTGACTCATACGACGACGTAATAATGGCGGGCGCCTATTCGGAGGTGCTGAAAAAAGATCAAGCCGTCCCGGTTTACGTAAATCACGGCTGGCTGGACGGAAAATTGCCGGTCGGCTCTTGGTCCGGGTTGAAGGAAGACGATCGCGGACTGTTCGGAGACGCAAGCCTGGTGATGAAAATGCCAAGCGCCATCGACGCCTATTGGGGGATTAAATCGGGATTGGTCAGCGGATTATCGGTCGCCATCGTGCCTGACCCAGAGTATACGGAGTACAGGGCAGACGGAATCAGAATAATTCACAAGATCAAGATGCTCAAGGAAATATCCATCGTAAATGAACCGGCCAATGCGGAAGCCAGGGTGTTTTCCGTCAAGGCCGCAGAAGAAATCGGACGGATCGAAACCGTCAGGGATTTTGAGCGACTACTGCGGGATGTAGGAGCGTTCAACAAGGCAACAGCGAAACAGCTCGTTGCCAAAGCCAAGGACATATTCAGGCAGCGGGATGCTGACGAAGACGCCGAGGCGCAATCCAGTCAGGAGCAAGTGCTGTTTGCGCTCCGCAACTACCTACCAAAATAAAGGAACCGTCATGGAAATCGTACAACAAGTTACCAAAGCCCTCGAAAACATCGAGGCCCAGCTGGCTGCCTTCTCGACCAAGGCCGACATGGAAGCCAAATTCGGTGAAGTTTCCGCAGAAACCAAGGCCGCCATTGAAAACTTCGGCATCAAGCAGCGCGAATTCGCTGATCAGCTGGTTTTAATCAAGCAAAGAGGCACCGCGCCCGCCGCCGAAGGCGAAAAAATCGAAACATGGGGCGAGCAGTTCGTCAAGAATGCCCGCTATGCCGATTTCGCCGGGGGCCACCTCAACAAGCTGCGCGTCGAAGTCAAGAACACGCTGACCGGCGCCGATGCCACCGTCGCGCCCGACCGCAAGCCCGGAATCGTCTCCGGCGCCTTTCTGCCGTTCTCCATGGAGTCGCTGATTCCTGCAACAACAACCACCAGCAATGCCATCGAATTCACCAAGGAAGCATCATTTACGAATTCAGCAGCGGAAGCCGCAGAAGGTGCAGCCAAAGCCGAGTCGGCGCTGACCTGGTCGCTGGTGAATATGCCGGTGTCGACCGTCGCCCACTGGATCAAGATCAGCAAACAACTTGCATCGGATAACACGGCGCTGTCCGCGTATGTGAATACACGCATGGCTTACGGCGTCAATCAGAAGGTCGACGTTCAGCTCGTTGTGGGTGACGGCACGGCGCCGAACATCAGCGGAACCTACGACGCGGGCAACTACACCGCACACGGCTACGCTAACGCGGCGCTGGGTTCGACGCTGAAAAAACTGGTGCTGATCCGCAAGATCATGGCCGACCTTTACGCGGCAGGCTACCCGGCCGACGCCATCGTTCTGAACCCGGCAGACTGGGCAACGATCGAGATCGAACTGTTCACCACTGCCGCCGGACAGACGCTCTACAACGTCAGTTCGTCCGGCCAGCCCTACCTGTTCGGACTCCCGGTCATCCAGTCCATCGGCATGGCGGCGGACACCTTCCAGGTGGGTGCGTTCAAGCAGGCGTACATGATTCACAACCGCGAAGGGGTTGTCGTCGAAATGTCCGATTCGGACAGCGACAACTTCACCAAGAACCTGATTACGTTGCGTGCCGAGCGTCGTCTGGCATTGGCAACGGAGAAGCCGGCCGCAGTGCGTGGCGGCGACCTGACTCCGGCCTAAGCGTAACAACGCATGGCAGCACGGAAGGGCCGGAGGAATCCGGCCCTTTGCCCTTCCCATGACCTGGTTCTGGTCAAGATCACCGGCTTCGTCCGGTCTTCGCGCTATGGCGACCTGGAGACAGGCGACTTCCTGCGCACCGACAAGGCCTTCGCCAAGCACCTGGTCGAAGAAGCCAAGGCCGCGCGTTACGTCATGGCGGCCCCAGGAATCGGCGCTGCGGCGGTTGGTGCGGCAGGGGTAATAGCTACACAAAATATGCTTGAAGAATGAGCGAGTTCAGGACCTCGCTCGTCGTCAGGCTGGTCAGCAGCGACCCGGAGAAATGGCAGCTTGCTCTACCGCTCGTCTATTCGTCGGACTTGCTCGGTTTGATTGTCGTGCCGGTCGGATTTGAAACTGACTTTGCCTCGGTTCCGCGCCTTCCGGTGCTGTTCTTTCTGGCCGGTGGATTCGCTAAAGTGCCGTCCGTTGTCCATGACTTCCTGTATTCGGAACATAACAACTTCACACGCGAGCAAGCCGACGCAGCCTTTCTCGAAGCAATGGAAGTCGACGGCATTTCAACCTGGCGCAGAAACGGAATGTACCAAGCGGTTCGCCTCTTTGGCGCCCCGCATTTTGTGACGGACGTTTAATTTTTACAGGAGTAAAACATCATGGCACAAGGCGACATCAGATTTTTTGCAGGGGCTTTGCTCGAAATGGGCAAAGGCACACATAACCTTCCAGCCAACACCCTGAAAGTTGGGCTTATAACAAACGCGGCGACTCCGGTAGTGGGCGACACCGATCCGCGATGGGGCGCTGGCGGCTCGGTGAATTTCGCTACCAATCAGGTAACTCCGGGCGGCAACTATGCGACCGGCGGTGCAGCGCTGGCGAGCGTTACATGGACCAACGTATCAGGGGTCATGACGCTGCGCGCAACCGATCCAGTTATTGCACAGCACGCGAGCAACCCGACCAACGCACGCTGGGGAATTATCTATAACGACACGGCGACGAACAAGAACGCGGTCGGGTTTATCGATTTTGGCTCAGTGCGGGACTTGACAACCGGGCCATTCACGATTGATTTCGGCGGTGCAGGTACGGACGTTCTGACGATTACGCCGCAGGCATAAGGAGCGCAACATGATTACTTCAACTCAGGCCGCTACCTTAAAAGCACTGGCCCAGGCCGACACTACGGCGCTAGGCTACATGACAAACGCGGAGGACGCAGCACTGGCCGCGTGGTTCAACGTGCCGACGACGTTTGTTGTTTATCGCAGCCAGTTACCGACCGATCTGTCACGTATGGCAATCCTTGTCGGCGCGTCGCAGCTCGACAATCTGACCGTTGGCAAGCGCGACACGCTGCTATGGTTGTGCTCCGAATCGCTCAACCCGAATGATCCTAATGTGCGCCAAGCGATCAGCGATATGTGCGGTTCGCAGAACACGCTGAAAAACTCGCTGCTGGCCTCGCTAAAGCGGTTTGCCACGCGTGCAGAGAAAGCGCTGGCGACTGGCACTGGGACCGACGCGAACCCCGGAACGCTTGTCTATGAGGGTATCGTCTCGCAAGGCGAAGCCTCGAACATTCGGTGATGACCATGGACTACAGAGCATTGCAGACTGAAATCCTGGGGAACGTGGAGTGTGCGCCGTTCGTCGTCACCAATGAAATGCCGAAGGATGCAGGGTACGCAGCCAAGGATGCGGCGATTGCTGAATTGATTACCGCCGCTCGACCGAAGGTTGTATCTCCGCACCTATCAGGCAGTGGTGAGGTGTCGCTGGCCCTAGGCGTTCCTGACGGGCCGCTGTTCATGTTCAAGCTCAAGCGGCTGGCAGAAACGTCTTTACCTGCCGACGCCACGGACGAACAGATTGCGCCGGTGGCGATTGCTCAGCAAGTAGCGGAGTCTCTTGGCAGAGGATCACTCGATCTGGGCAATGCCGACATTCGCGCAGGGATGGAACTGTTCAACGGCCTGCTGCTCACCGCCGAGCAAATAACCACGCTGAAAGCCCTTGCAGAAACGCAGAGCACGGTATCTGCCAGCGATGTATCACGCGCCTTGCGCGGTCCTTGGGAGTAGATCATGGCATCGTCAAGAGTCGAAACACAGATCACTTGGTCTGCTGCGAATTCGGTAACGGTATCGAGTGCAACCGTGGTCTGGTCGGACGCCTTCCTGTTCAACATCGAGGACTGGGAGGCCGAGTTGCAAGTCAATGCAGATAACGCGGGAACACCAGCATCTGGTGATACCTGTGCGGTTTATGTGGCCTACACGACGGGCGACATTCTCGGCGACTCCGGCAACGATTACACGAGTGTAAAACAGTCGGAATTCGCGATGTTCCTTGACACCTATTCGACCAATGGCGAAGACCCGGCGAACAAATCGGCGCCGCTGCGGACTGGTGTTCTCGGCCTGAAGGTCGGCGTGTCTTGCCCACAGGCGGCGAGCCGTAATATCGTCTGCCGCGCCCGTGTTGTAACGCATCGCGCACAGTAAGGCAGGGGCAGAGAAATGCCTCTGGTTACAAGCAAGCGTGTCTGGACGCAGCCGCCGTCGACGGCTGTCGGCGTAGACAGGAGGTACGGATTAAGGCGTGCCATAGTCATTGGCACAGCCCGCAACGTCGATTTAGTAGAGAATATAGTCGTAACGACGAGTGACGGGTCATCTATCGCCCCAGCTATCGCAACGTCTAGCGGTCTAGGCTATCTGGGAAATGGCAACTTATACAACAGCCTGATCTCGGTTCCTGCATGGGCAAACACAACAAACGAGGCGTCTCTCTGCTTAGTATTTGAAGGCAGAATGGCAACCGGATGGATTGCAGGCACCGGCTCCTTAACACACTTCCCATTTAGTAACCTACTCTATTGTAATACGTTCTGGAATGGTCGGTGGGCCAATGGAATTAACCTGTTATCGGGGGACTCATGGGATGGCCCACATGTCATAGTAATCACTGTAAAAGATGGCAGCCAGAAGATATTCCATAACGGGCGATTGTGGCATAGCGCCGCTGCGACAGGCGGATTTACATTGCCGTCAACGCTTTCCTTTTTCCCAAGACAAAGCGCTACTATTGTTTCGCCTGTAGCAGCTTTTGCTTGGGATAGCTATCTTCCGTCTGATCTGGCTATTTCTTATTCGTCGAATCCTTGGCAGGTAATCAAAAAGCAAGACAAAAGAATATGGGTTCCGACCGCGGGCGGTGGCGCAACAACAATCTCCTGCACTCCAGGCAACGCCACAACCGCCGGCATTGCCGCAGGAATATCTGCCGCAACAACCATAGCATGCACGCCGGGAGGAGCAAGCACAGCGGGGGTCGCTTGTGCCTTGCCGATAAAGATAGCGTGTAACGTCGGAAACGTCACGACAGCAGGTATTTCCTGTTCTCTTCCAGTCGTTGTTCAGTGCGGTGTTGGAACGGCCACGACGGCCGGAGTGTCAGCCAGTATCTCGCTCGATTCGTCGATAACGATCACGTGCAACGCGGGAACGGCAACGACCAGTGGAATCGCCGCGAGCTTCCCGCAGGCGCTTTATTGTACGCCCGGCAACGCAACCACGGCAGGAAACTCAGCAACCTTCCCGCAGTCACTAAGCTGCAACGTCGGAAATGCAACGACAGCGGGCATTACAGCTCAAGTCGACATTGCCGGGCAAATTGTCATTGGTTGCAACGCAGGGACCGCGACGACTGCGGGCATTCAAGCAAGCGTATCCAGCGCGATTGTCTTGGCATGCAGTGCAGGAACAGCTACAACGCTGGGGGCGACAGCGTACTTTCCGCAGTCGCTTCAGTGCAGCCCCGGTAACGCGATTGCCGTCGGTATCGACGCGACCTTTACCGTCGCCGGCCCGACGACAATTGTATGCAACGTCGGGAATGCGACGGCATCGGGGATTTCGTTTTCTTTTGGCGGGACGCTTGTTGATGCCCCCAACGGCTCCGGCCCGGCAATCATCATTCCGCGCGGAACGCGCGGCGCAGTGCAGAACACGACCCGCCCGCCGAACATCGGCGGCATCCGAATCTAACAGGCCCCGCCATGACCTATAAATTGATAACACCGCCAAGTGAGGAACCGCTTACGCTGACAGAGGTGAAGCTGCACCTGCGCGTCGAGAATACGGATGACAATGCGCTGATTACCGCGCTGATCGTCGCTGCGCGCGAGCAGGCCGAATCAATCACGGCTCGGGCGCTTTGTACGCAGACATGGGAACTGGTGCTTGACGCATTTCCCGAGGCCTGCGTGCTGCGCCATTCGCCGGTGCAGAGCGTGACCTCGGTCGACTACCTGGACACGGACGGCGCATCGCAATCACTGACGCTGGCCGATACCCTGCTCGATTCGGAGAGCACGCCCGGCTACCTCGTCCCGGCGTATGGCAAAGCCTGGCCAGCGACCTGGTGTGTGCCGAACGCCGTGCGC